GGTCGGTTACTCGGTGCTTACTCTTGCTCGTGAGGCGATGGGGTTGGGCCTGGGTATGGAAACATTTCAAAGCCGGTTCTATGGGGCCGGTACAAATCTCGGTGCTATCTTTCAGCATCCGGGGAGATTGAGTCAACAAGCACATGACAATCTCCAAAAGGATTTAACCGAGAAATACGCCGGACTTGCCAAATCACAAAAGGCCATTATTCTTGAAGAGGGCATGACGTATAAAAAGGTAGGGATGCCTTTAAACGATGCTCAATTTCTTGAGAGTCGGACATTCCAGGTGGTGGAGATAGCCAGATGGTTTAACCTGCCACCACACAAACTTAAAGAGTTAAGCAAAGCCACTTTCTCCAACATCGAGCAGCAACAAATCGAGTTTGTCCAGGATACCATCCGGCCCTGGTTGGTCAGGTGGGAGCAGCATACATCTTGGAAACTTCTTGATGAAGGTGAACGGAGAAGATTATTTGCTGAGTTTATGATTGACGCTCTCCTCCGGGGAGATATCGAAACACGGAATGCTGCGCTTTCTACCCAAAGAATGAACGGTGCTATTAACGCTAACGAATGGCGAGCTATGTTGAACATGAATCCTATTCCTGGCCGAGCTGGTACGCTTTATTGGCAACCGCTTAATATGACCGATGCTGGTGAACCGGATACTATTGCAGCGAGCGAAGAACCTCCTGCTCCGGACGATGATGAAGAAGAAGAGAACTCATTAAGCCCAAAGGAACAGCGGCAAAGAAGAACTGTACAGAGCAGGCGGCGTGTGGCGCAGGCTTATAAGTCAGTATTCATGTCAGCAGTACAACGTATACTTGCTAAAGAGACAAAGGCCATTCGGCGCTTGGCAAAGAAGAACTTTTCAGAAAGGCAACTCGGTGAATTCGTATTTGATATTAATCAATATTATAAAACATTCAGGAATACAATATCTAAAGAAATCGGTGGTGTTTATAGCCAATACGGGGAAGCTATATATCCTATGGCAGCCGATGAGATAAATGCCGATGTAGAGCCGACTGCTGAGTATATGGCGTATGTGGCCGAGTTTACTGAGACTACAACCAAACGGTATGTCAGTTCATCTGTTGCCCAGCTTACAAAGGTAGCTAAAGAGGAGGATCCGCTTGCAGCGATTGAAGAGCGGTTGGAGCACTGGGAAGAAACACGAGCTGAACAAATAGCAAGTCGAGAGATAGTGGATGGTGAAGCGGGGTTCGCTCAATTCGTATATTATTCATTCGGGTTCAGCACGGTCTGGGTAACATTCGGAAAGAATTGCCCCTATTGCGATTCTCTTGATGGTATGGTAATATCTAGGGGTATGAACTTTTTAAGTGCAGGGCAGGCGTTCCAGCCGGAAGGGGCGGATTCACCTTTAGTTGTTAGTGGTAACGTGAGCCACCCCGGGGCGCACGGTGGATGTGACTGTAGTGTTATGGCGGGGATATGAAAGTAATGCTAGAGGATACAAAAACAATGGAAGATTTAGCGGATGAAGTATTGGCTGAGATTCGTGCTCGGCGTGATTTTGACATAAGCGCATGGGCTTGGGATTTGGCTAAGCAGGTCGCTGAGTTAAACGATTGAATCTATGAAAGCAGTATGTACGGCTTTGTCAGTAGTGGAGACACACTGTATATCAGCGAACATGAAAGAAGAGGCGCTGAAGATGGCGGCCTTTTATGAAGGCAATATTAAAATAGAGATAAATACGAACAAGATAAATGGGCTTGTAAAGATTAGTGTAACTGAGTATAATGTATAAATAGTCAGTTTTAAAGATACAGATCACCGGAATGAACCGACCTGTCCAGATAGGATAGGCCGGTTTTTTTATGGAGGTTTGTTATGGAAGAGATAAGAAAGAGTAGCGGATTAAGCAATATTATAGAGCGTCGATTTTATGTTGATGTTGAGCTCCGGGTTGATGATGAAGCAGAGGGCATCACCGGATACGCTGCGGTATTCAACCGGTACTCTGAGGATCTAGGGTTCTTCAAAGAGAAGATTCAGTCGGGCGCCTTCACTAAAACCATTCAAGAAAACGACATCCGGGCTCTCATTAATCATGATCCAAACCTTATTATAGGTCGAACAAAGAACAAGACTTTGAAACTATGGGAGGACGATAAAGGATTAGGATTTAATGTCAAGCTGCCGGATACCTCCTATGCAAACGATTTAAAAGAGAGCATTAGCCGAAAAGACATTACACAAAATAGTTTCGGCTTTCAAACGATTCAAGACGAATGGTCACAGGATGGCAAGAGAAGAACACTATTGGAAGTGAAGTTGTTCGACGTAAGCCCGGTGGTGTTCCCCGCATATCCACAAACATCAGTAAAACTACGAAACGGTATTGATCTACGAGAGATCGACGAGGCTCTTATCCGGGCAGATAGGGGAAACGTTATTGAATCAGATAGATCAATTTTCGATAAAGTTATAGAGATTGTTAATCGCAATTATGAACCGATTACTGAGCCGCTCGAAAAGCACTCAGAACCTATTATAGAGCCGGTAGATTCTGCCACTCTGATAAGGGCAAGGTTGGCAAGTATGGCGATTAAGAAATATTTTTAGGAGTATAAACATGGACAAAAAAATTGAACTTTTAGAGGAACTCCGAAAACTTGATGAAAAGATTCAGGAACTTCGTAACAAAGAAGGCCCTACACCGGAAGATGTTGCGGAACTGAATAAACTATGTGATCAAGTTGAGGAGATAGATGAGCTGCTCAAAGCAGAAGAGCGGGCAGCGGAGATCAACGAAAGAAATCGGGCACCGATTGAAACACCGGGGAGTGAAGAGGAACCAGCAGCCGAGGAACGCCATGAGTTTAAATCTCTGGGTGAACAGCTTATTGCAGTAGCAAGAGCCAGTCAGCCTGGGGCACCTCCTGATACACGGTTGTTCTATGAGCAGGCAGAAACTAGAGCAGCTACAGGACTTTCGGAAAGTCAGCCTTCGGAGGGGGGTTTTCTCGTACAGACCGATTTTGCAAGTGAAATAATGAAGAAAACTTACGAAACCTCAGTGGTGTTTAATCGGGCAAGAAATATACCAATCAGTTCAAATGCCAATGGTCTTAAAATCAATTTTGTTGATGAGACCAGCAGAGCGAACGGTAGCAGATGGGGCGGAGTGCAAGCGTACTGGATTGAGGAAGCTGGAACAAAAACAGCAAGTAAACCAAAATTCGGGCAGATGCAATTATCGCTCAAGAAATTGGTTGCACTTTATTATGCAACTGATGAGGTTTTACAGGATGCGTCTGCTCTTGGTGCTATTGCTTCCCAGGCATTCTCTGAGGAGATAGGTTTTAAACTCGATGACGCTTTAATCAACGGTACGGGGGCAGGCCAGCCAGCCGGCATCTTAAATGCTGCTTGCTTAGTAACGGTAGCAAAAGAAGGCGGTCAGGTAGCAAAGACAGTAATTTGGGACAACATCCAGAAAATGTATGCTCAGATGTGGAGCCGGTCATTGCCAAAGGGTGTGTGGTTCATCAACCAGAGTATTTTAACACAGCTCATGAGTATGACCATTCCTGTAGGTACATCAGGAATTCCAGTCTGGCTGCCTGCTAATCTGGCACAGGACAGACCTAATTCAACCTTGATGGGAATGCCGGTGATACCAATAGAACAATGCGCAACCCTGGGGACAGTGGGAGATATAATTCTTGTTGATATGAGCCAGTATGTGGTAATAACAAAAGGCGGATTACAGTCTGCTCAGAGTATCCATGTGCGGTTTATTAACGACGAATCGGTTTTCCGCTTTGTTTTTAGGGTGGACGGTCAAGCTACTTGGACTAGTTCATTGAAACCATACAAAGACGCATCTACAAGCTTACCCCTTGGCCCGTTTGTAGCATTAGCGACAAGATCATAAGGAGGTGATGATATGGGATCTAGTAAAGGATTTACAATAGTAGAACAGGGGCATGTGGTTAATATACTACCTCCCGCAAGTGCGGTGACGGCGTTAACCTCCGATTCGTTCCTCATGGAAAATTGGGGGCATGCCAGCATCATAATTCAGACCGGTGCAGGTTCGGTATGTACCATTACGGTCTTTGACTCGGCAAGTGCTGCGGCGTCCGGGGCTAGCATGATTTTCAATTATGCACAGGAGACGGCAGACGCAGGGGATACACTCGCTGTTTTGGCGGCAGCTACAACCGCTGGCGTTGCCATGCCCACGGCAGACAATGTTTATATGGTGATCGAGATCGACGCCGATGAACTGCGAGACGGATTCCCGTGGATACTGATAAGGGCGGATGCCACGACTGCCAATTACATTAGTGCGGTCGCTATACTTTCAGGTGGCCGGTATCAGAAGGACATTACAGCTACAGCAATAGCGTAATTATTAGCGGGGGTCTTATGGCCCCCGCATATTAAAATGAGCAGGGGGAACAACTATGGCGTATTCAAAAGTTCATTCAAGGCATGAGTTAGGGAATTTGATTTTTTATGAAGATGGCAATCGACAGCGGTGGCTTGATGCTATCGGGCCGAATGCAATCGTATTCAAAGAAGATTTTGCAGGTGATAATCCTGCTGATACCTGGATAGATACACTCATAGGGACATCTTCAGTAAGTAGCTATGATGCGGAAGGTGGAGCAATCCTTCTAAATACCGCCGGTGCTGATGGGGACGGTGTAGAATTACAAAAACTTTCAGGATTTAAATTCGTTGATGACTGCCCGATTTATTTCGGTGCGAGATGGTTACTTCATGGAACAACGGGCGGCGGTTCTAGTTCAATAATAATGGGATTATGCAATGAAGATACTGATTTAATCGCTAGCACAAATGATGGGGTTTATTTCGATTCGGCTTCATCGGGTACTTCACTTAACTTCATTCAAGAAGTTAATGGGG